TAAACGTCACGTTCCCGGTAAGCGTAGCCTTGATAAAGTTTCCACGCACGTCGAAGTCAATTGCAGTCGTGCCGGTGATATTTCCCATATCCACAACTGCCTGAACTGCCTGCTTTCCAGCACCGTAGAAGTCCGCTACGCCCTTGATCTTCGAAGGAAGAATTGGATCATCCGTGGCCCAAGTAACACCAAGCACATCGTCCAGACGCTCGTTGTAAGCCGTCTTGATGTCTCGCATATCATCATCCACCGTAGCTGGAGCAGAGCCAGCAGGAACGGTTGGATCAACTCCATTCGTGTTGGCGTACGCCATTACGGATACCTCCGACGAATGACCCGAAGGCCACTATAAATGTGATCCTCCTCGTTCTTGTCTTCTTGCGTATCGAGAACTTGCATGAAGACAGCTTGCTGGTTCTGCGCTGCGGTTCCACGGTTCCAGTCGCCCCTAGCAAAAAAGCCCCGGCTGATCGCACCCCAAAGGATGACTTCATGCCATTCTTGAGGTGCTTCAGGCCCGGAGCTTTGAATGTCTTGGAGCGTCTTCAGATACTTGATGTTTACGAGATACTGCTTATCCGGAACAGGATCGAAGATGAGCTGTTGCTCTCTCGTAGAATACTTCGTAGGCTGACCGCGCATGTCCGTAGAATCATCCTGAATCTCGAACATGTTCCAGTCGTCAATCTTAATAAGCGAATCCCAGTCCGAAGTGCTGCCGTCTGTAGGCTGGATGACTACTCGTTGAATCACATCCAGAGGAACGGAGTTCGTAGTGGGAATACTGTATGCTCGCGTACCTGCGGTGAGAGTAAGAGTGACTGCTCCTTCGCGCTCACGGAATCGAAGCTGAGAAGAAACTGACCACCATGCTCTGTTAAGAAGCCTGTCCGCATCTGTGTCATCTAGGTCCGTTACGTCCATGCCCAGATGCGTACGCAGGTCTTCACGGAGAAGAGCTAGTGTGAGAGGCATGCGTAGACCGTAATAGAAGTTTCGGTGCCAGCCTTATCGCAAGAGATGTACACTTGCGTGGCGGAGGGAAGATCCAAGTCCTCATGTAACCCCACGGACAAATCAGGTGTATTCACCCGGAGGCACGAATCGGCGTGGTTCGAAGAGAATTTCCATCGACCCGAACGCAGGGTTACACGAGGATACTTGACATCCTCAGATGGGCGAGCAGTTACAATTAGGGGGATACGCATCGTGAGGATTAGAAGTGCTGAATGAGGATCTTCACCTCTGCACCGGCAGAGGCCTGCGTGGTAAGAACAACGCCCAGACGCTGATCAGCAGTCGTACCGGGAATGATGCGGCCAGCAGTCGCGCCGGAAGGAACGGCGTTGAAGTTCGTGCCAGCGGTGAAGCCGGAAGCACCAACGATAGCACGCGCAACGCCAGAGATCTGCACCATCACAGGACGACCAGACGTAGCGGCAGTCGTACCAACAGCATCCTCAGTACGATAGCCATTCTGCTCGCCGCCAACAACGAAGCCCACGAAGCCAACATAGTTGGCAGCAGTCGCAGACTTATCAACGATCCCAACGCCGGAGAGGTAGACCGCATCACCAACCAGCAGCGTAGTGCTGCTGGCGGTGAAGAGGTGAACGATGCCGCCCGTAGCGTTAGGCGTAAGGTTGTTGGAGTCGCCCCGGATATTGACCCAAGAAAATCCAGTAGGCGTATCCATGATTAAGCACTCGCGTTAGAGCCGTACCAAGCGCGCCAGTTGTAGAACCAGATGATCCAGCGGCCACGCGCCTTCACCTTCGCAGCGTCAACCTCGTTGTCGTACCAATCCGTCATCGTGATGGCCTCACGGTTCAGGAAGTGGCAGTCATTCAGCTCGCTGTCGTAGATGAAATAGTGGAAGAGATTCGTCATGTACGGATTGACGATGATCTCAGACGGCTTGAAGTTCCGACGAATCGGATTGTCTTGGTTGTTCGCCGTGAACGGCTCCAGCGACGACTCAAGAATCTGGTACGCCTTGTTCACCTGCCCCTGATCGTTAGCGATCATGAGCTTGTTCGGCATCACCATCATCGGATCGCCGTTCTCGTTCTTGCACTTGCGAGCAAGATCCATCAGCGCGGTGAAACCAGCGACGGACAGCGAGACGGCGTTCGTCGGACGGTTCGCAACGGTGGTGGTAGCGTTGATCAGAGTGTGCGCGGTGTTCAGCAGGGAGAGATTGTCCATGCCCTTGAAGTTCGTGCCGTTGAAGGCATCGTCAATCAGAGCAACGGACGCATACTCCTTCGTGTACATCGCAGCCTCGGCAAGCCACTTCGCACCCTGATTCAGCTTGCCGTACTGATCGTCATCAATGGCTTCCTTCGAAAGGAAGTAGCCAGCCTTGTAGGTCTTGTCAACGGCCATGACCTTCGGACCGGACACGACCTCCTGATAAATCACAGGCTCAAGCTCACGGCTCTGGAGAAGCCGGTTCGGCCCCACAACCGTAGTAGCCGAGATCTCAGGAAGATTGTGCGACCCCTCCTTGAGATACTTGTTGTACATCAGGGGGAACTTCTTAACAGTATCCTGGAAGTCCTTGCGAAGTCCAGGACGTGCAAGAAGGCGATGCTGCTGAATCATCGACATTGTGTGTTATCCTTTAAGCGTAGAGGGTGGACTGGAGGAACTTGAAGTAGACGCGACCCGGAGAGTCTACCGAAGTATCGAAGCCGATGACAGTCACCACGACGTTCGTGGTATCCGCCTCATCCACAGTCCAAGTGCCATCCGACTGACGAACCAGCCCGTAATCCTCACCGACGTTCGCATTGTCGGGAGTCACAAGACCAGAAGTACCATTGGAAAGCTGACCAAAGAACACAACGTCACGGCCAGCAACGAACACAGGCACGGTGTTGGCGCGGCCAGTCACGGTGACAGGCGAATCGCCCGCATCGTAACCGAAAGCAGAGCCATCAGCAGCGCCAGCAACGCCAACGATCAGCGTCACATCGTTCGTGTCAAGCTCGTCAACCTCGCCAGCGTTGATCGTGAGCGGAGCGCCAATCACGAAATCCTCACCACTCTTCACGACATAGTGACGAGTCGAAGTGGTGCCGCCGCCCTCAACGTGCGAAGGACGAAAAGGAAGTGCTACAGCCATTTGTTGTTACCTCGGTAGATGTGCTTGAAGTTCTGAGCCAGAGATTCGGCGACCAGCGGAAGAATCATTCTCAACTCCTAGCCCAAGCTGTGCAGCGTAGGCACGATATCGCTCATTAGCAACATCAGAGTTGATACCACTTTGCCGCTCAGACATAAGAGTGGCTTGTTCCTGCTGTGCTTCATGCTTCCACTTAGGAATCACCATGAACTTCACGTCGCCAATAGCGTTGCCATCGGGACGATCATGGAGCTTGTTGTGCCCCTCAAGAAACTCGGAGCCATCCACGAACCCCTTCGCCTGTGCGTGGAACTGGGAGAAGTCATCCACACCGATCCACTCACCGTGAAGATGTGCAGGAATGTTCACGATGAGACGATCATTAACGTAGGAGCGATCAGCAGTCTCAAAGAGCCTACGCTTGTAATCAAGAATCTCAGCATCCGTAGGCTTCGGAACCGTGTCAGTCGGCTTAGTTGTAGCGGTCATACGGAAATACCCTCGTCGTTGTTAACAATAGCAAAGAAGGAATCAACATCCTCACGCTTGTTCGGATCGAAACCGGCCCGCTTCATGGCAGTACGCTCAAGCTCGGAGAGACGCGGAGCAGTCCGCGAAGTAGGAGCAGGAGCGCCGTTCGTGCGAGTGGGAGGATTCTGGCGAGGAGGCTGAGACACGGGCTGCTGATTGTTAACCTGTGGAGACGCAGCGTTCATCGCGGTGTAGTAACCGATAGTCGCGAAGGCTTGCGTGGCAAACGTGCCGGGGTCCACAGACGAAGAGTTCTGAAGCTGCCCGCGAATGGTGGACGAAAGAACGTCGCGATACTGAGAGAGATGCGGGAACTGCTGATAGAAAGAAGCTTCGGCTTGATCAAGCTGCTTCTGGCGCTTGAAGTCGCGGGAGATCTCACCAACGTCAGCAAGCGAATCTTGAAGTTGCTTGCGAACAATGCGTGAGATCGTCTCGACGGTGCCAAGCTTTTCGATGTCAGCATCCGTTACATCAAGATTCTCTCGGGGCTGACTCTGTGCGAGCTGCTGCTGACGGAGCATCTCAAGCTCCTGCTCGCGCTGCTGCCGCTCACGCACAGACTGAGCATACAATGCACGATAGTCAATGTCAGGAACCTGAGGTGTAACTTGAGGGGTTACCTGAGAATTGTCAAGTTGTGCATCGTTGTCCGTAGTCTGCTGATCGAGATCGTTCGGATTAGCGTCCTGCGTTCCGTCCATGTTCCTTCGCCTCAGTTAGAGTTGCTTGCAGTTCTTCGAGGATACCAAGCTTACCCTGCAAGTGATAAGCCTGGGGGAAATCCGCCTTGCGCAATGACGTTAGGTGCTTCGATTCTAGCGTTTGGAGCAAGGACAGAAGTGATTCCGCTTGGGGGAGCTGCATTAGCTCCTTGAGGTGCTGCTGGCTGCGCGGTGGGTACTCCAGCAGGTATCTGAGTGGGCCGGTAGGCATCAAAATTAAAGATTAGCTTCTCGGGATTAGGAACGTCGAATGCGCGGAGAATCTCAAGATTGATCTGATCGGCAGCCCGCAGCGCAGCCTTCGCCATGTCTTGCACTAGGTTAGGATCTTGGAGTTGCTGTGCAAGCCCCATGACCTGTGCCCAGTATTGAGTCTGCATACCGGCAAGCTGCGTGTAAGTGTTACGATCAAGAACCTTGTTGTTCTTCGCGCCTGCAAGCTGAACATTGAAGAACATCTTATTCTTCAAGCGTTCGATGTCTTGCAAATAGATCTGAACTTCTGCGCCTTGCGGAAGGATAGAGAAAACCTGACGATCAGCGGGACCGTACTTGATGATGCTCTGCGCGGCCCGCCAAAGAACCCTGTTCAGGAAATCCTTCTTGTTGTTGTAGGTATAATCGAACTTGCGATTAGACTCTTGAACTCTTGCAAGAGAATCAGACGCAGTTCCCGGAGTGCCGACGTTCGGCATGCCGAGAGTAAGTTCGTTCACACCCGTGCGCTGCTGAGAATAAATAACAACTTGATTCTCGTTGTTGTAAGCAGAAGCCTTCACATCCCCGATGAACATGGGCTGAATATCTTCCATGTCCTCGACGAACCACTTCTTGCCGGGGAAGATGGGCTCATCGTCCTTGATCCAAGAAGCAGTCTTCTTGACCTTAAACATCGCCATATTTGCAATCGTAGCGTTGTCGAGACGCTGGCGATGCTGTGCAGTCACTTCCTCTTGGAACTGATTGTTCTGCTTTGCGATGCCGTATCCATACCAACGATACTCCATTGGCATGTACACGCCCTTCTCGTAGTCACGCCCCTCGGAGTAAGTCAGGGAAAGAATCTGGCGGGAATTCTCGTGGAAGATGACTTCGATAGCAGACTCCTCTCCGTTGCCATCTACGTCAAAATCCAGAAGAACGCGAGTCAGTTCAATCTCGGAAGGGTAGACAGGAACAGTATTCGTAAGCTCCTGAACCTCAGCTTCCACCTTGTTGTTCGTGATGGAGACGCCGATGTAGTAACCGTTCAGCTTCTCGTAAGCATCTGAAGCAAGCTGGGAAGCTGCGACCATCTGCTTAAGAGTATACTCTGAGATGCGGAAGGTATGCCCAACCCAAGGAGCTTGATCAATCTCAGTAGCATAGAACGGCATCACGAAGTCGGAGATGTCCACCCCGTCGATGGTGGTCCCCTTCTCACGATAAACAGGAACCTTGATCTCGTTTCCGTCCGCTGTGCGTACAACGGAACTCTTCACTTCACGGTATCCAACGGTCATGATGCCGGTTCCGTTCTTCGTCATCTGAAGAAGGGGAGCCTCGACCTTGGAGCGGAAGCTTAGAGTGTTGAGAAATTCGTGGTTGAAATACTTCTCAAGGCCCTGCTTTACGTCTTGGTATTGTTCCGTGACATCGACCGTAATGAGTTCCTTAAGGCCGAAAAGCTGTCCCATGTCGCGTGCATGAACAGCTTCAACAGCAATAGCAGTAAGAGGAACAATAATAGAAGCAAAGCCAGTAACAGGAAGCTCAGGTGACTCAGCAGAGGGCTCAGCCCAGAAATCTTGAAGCTCACGATTCCACCTATCGAGGAGATGCTCGCGCTCTGCTCTGTGATTGATAAGCTCGTCTGCAACGTATGCTGTAAGCTTATCTAAAATTTCCGGATCTGGATCTAGTTGCCTAGGCATGAGCAGGTGCGCCGAAGAGAAGCTCGAAGATTTGCTTCAAGTCTCGGACGGTAAGCTTCTTGCGGAAGATCCAGAGCTTGATAGTAGTAAGTTCACGATACTCATTCTGCGTGTACCACATCCAGAAGAGCTTGCTGATCGTCTCCTTGACAACATCCTTCGGAGTCTCAGGAACAAGCTGCTCAAGATCAAGTTCGTCCAGGGCTGCCATCGGTGCGTCTCCGGATGGTTTCGGTGTGGGGGCGAGTTTCGGCGGGCCGGTTCGGGGCGGTGTGTGGGCTGGCTTTCTGTGCGTCTTCGGATGGTTCTGTGCGGGCGGATAGTTGTGTGTGGGCCGCCCGCCGGCGCGCTTCGCGCCCGCCGGCTCGGCGGCGGGTTTCGGTGTGGTGTGTTACTTCTTGCGCTTCTTCGCAGCTGCTGCGTTATCGACGAGATTCGGATACGGTCTGCCAGCCTTTTTGGCGCGAGCCTTTGCAGCGGACTTCTGCGCCGGAGAAAGCTTCTTGCTCTTCTTCTTCGGATTAGGCTTGTCCCAGAAATCCTTTGGCATCACCATTTCACCTTGTCGGCCCAGTACGCCGCAGAGAGTTTGCCCTTCGCGATGTTCTTCGCGTGACGCGCCTTGAAGCTTGCTTGTCGCTTCGTGGGCTGACGATCACCCGTCACGCCTTGCTGCCCGAAGCGAATCGTCTTGACTGTGTCACCTTGCTTCGCCACAACGACATGCGACTTCGTTGGATGAGTAGGGGTTCTCTTGGGCTTATTATAGCCTGAAACTCCTGCGCGGGCAAGTCGTGGATCCTTTTTCATTTCTTATGCTCTTTCCTGTGACATGCGATGCATAGGAACTCTCCGTTGTCGGGATCGAGAGAAAGATCCGGATCATCGTACACGCGGATCTTATGGTGAACATGTCGTCCCTTCTTTCCGCACCCGCGAACGCACATATACGAGGCTCGTATCCGTACTTCGTGCAGGAAGCATTGATACTCGGCAGTCTTGTATAGTGCGTTGCGGAGAGCGGCCCACTTCTTCAGGAATTCTTTGCGCGGAACGAAGGACTTCTTAAGTCTCTTCAGTCTCCGGAGAATCCTTGCTGCTTGGCTTTTGGGGTCCGGATGCAAGAGATGGACCGATGACGGTTAGGGAGATGCCAGAAACAAGCAGAATTGCGGTGAACACAGGAGAGCCAGTTTCCTGCACAGCAGCGGAGCAAGTATCCCAGACGTTATCTGGAATCAAAGAGATGAGGATCGCAGAGAACGTTGCAAGGCTTCCGGTGAGAGTCGTCTTGCGCGAAGACGCGAGGGCTTGAAGTCTCATTTCTTTTTCTTTTCCTTGTCCTTCTGCATCTGGGACATGACAGAGGAGAGGGGAAGGAGGGGATTTGCTGCGAAAGCATCTTCGAACTGAATGCGATTCGGATCGTAGATTGTGTAGTTGAAAGAGGGCATTTCTGATCGAGCCATATCCGTAGGCTTTAGAACATTAAATCCACGAGAAAGTGCGTCGGGGAACTTTGTTCCTACGATTCCTTGATCCATCATTGCCCTCATGATGTCGTTGGGATCAAGATCACGCACAGACCTTCGAAAACTAGGTTCAAAACCCTTGATTAAATTCTGCTGGGTTTGAGTGATGTCTGATTCAAGTTGCCTTGCTTGATTTTTAATAGGATCATTATAATCAAGATTCTTATAGTCTTCAAAAGAAATTCCAATTGGAAGCTCTCTAGTTCTATCTACAAGTTCTCGCATAGTCTCTTCATAATTAGCAAGTCTTGAATCGCCTTGCGAAAGGTTCAAGATCGCACGTTCGAATGGAGTACCCGAGATTCCACCAAATCCGAAGTAGGGTTCCGTGAGATTCAGAATCTCGTTTGGATTCGCACCGAAAGTTCCAGTATATGTAACAGTTGAAGCTTCTGGAAGTCTTGCCCGAAGAGCTTTTTGTTCAAGAGACTGTCCCTCATTAAAGCTAGCCAGCGTTTTCCGATAGCGCACTTTTGCTTCTTTCAGATAATTTTTGTTTTCCTGAACGCTTTTTATTTGCCGCTTAAGGTCTGCCTCAGTAAAAGCCGGTGTATCTGTACCAAACCAGGTTCTTCCAGTTCTGATTGCTTCCGCAACTTCACGCACTCTTTCCTCGGCATCCCTCACAAAACTTTCCCACATGCCTATATTACTAAGATCAAATTTTACATCTTCACGATTAGCCGTACGCGAACCTCGCGCTGGATTTCGCTGAAAGTCTTCTATTTTTCCAATTGCTTTGCGATCATCTGGATTCCATATGTTAGTCCTAGGCCCAATCAAACGATCAACGAACTCTTTGTAGCGCGGGTCTTGGCGAAGTTGAGAAACTGCGAAAGGGTCGAAAGGAATGCCTGCAAGAGTCGGAGAACCAAAGTACTTACGGAGAGACTCTCGATATGAGCTTGCAGTTCCCGGACTTTCTGCAACGTAAAGCCCTGGACCCCACATCTGATGCCCTTCGCCAGTCTTCGCAGTAGAAGGATCAATCCGAGGATCAAGGAAGAAGTGCGGAGATGAGTGCAGTACAGCATTCTGCTGAACGCTCTGAATCTCTGGACGAAGTGCCCGTGCTTGAAGCTGCTCACTCAAAGCAGCGCGAGCCTCTGGAACCGTAGCGCCGAATTGACGATACGTTGCTTCAGCTGGATCAATCTCAGACACATTTGCAAAGAGCGGATTCTGCCGAAGTCTTGCAAGCACATCCATGCCTGCATTCCTAGCCGTAGATCCTCCGATGCCCGGAGCAGAGGAAAGCATGCCCATCGAAGCGGATGTTGCAGGCCCCATCGCACCGGCGCTGAGAACATCCAACGCAAGATCACGTTGCGCCCGAGCAAGCTCCGCTGCGCGAGGATCTTCTCCGTAGTC